GCTTTAGTTGATAATTCCTTATGGCAAGTTTTTGCTTTTCCACCTGCAACTGTTTTGGCTAACTCTGTCATTGTCGCACCAGATGACCCTTACCTAACGCCTAACAACAACCAGCACAATACAATTGCACCAACAGCCAACTTTAAATTGGTAATCACTGTTCCTTTGTTTGATAACGAAGGAAACCTCAATGGAATTGAAACAGCCTTAGTTGGCGTGTTCAATAAACTCGCAGCGTCATCCTTGACGTATAATGTGGGAGCAATAAGCCAGCCAAGCGTTCTAAACGTGGACTCTGGAGCATTGCTTACTTGCGAGATGTCACTGTCCGTACTAACCACCTGGAGTTAATATGTCCGAATGGGAAAAAGAGAACGAGGCCTTCCTGAAGAAAATCGGGCAGGTAACACCAGCAGCACCTAAGCCAGTAACTACTAAGAAAGAAGAGGAATAACCTTAATGAGCGTATTTCTAAATAACAAGGTCGGCGTTAAGGTTAATTCTGTCGACCTAAGTGACCACTGTACATCTGTAACCTTGAACAGAAATTTTGACGAACTAGAAATTACAAGTATGGGCGATTCTGCACATAAATTTGTAAAAGGTTTGGAAGCATCTTCTGTAACAATCGACTTCTTAAACGACACAGCAGCAGCAAGCGTTCTTGCAACATTGCAGTCAGCATGGGGAACAACTGTTACTGTTGTCCTACTTCAAGATAAGAGCGCAGCAGTATCTGCAACTAACCCACTCTATACAATGTCAGTTCTAGTAAATGGAACAACAGACATTAATGGAGCAGTTGGGGATATTGGTTCACAATCAGTAACTTGGAACTGTAATTCAACAGTTGCAGTTGCAACAACAGGCACATTCTAAAAACAAACTAAGGGGCAAATCATGGCAAAGTTAAGAGTAACAAGGGTAGATGGAACAGTTGGAGATTATCCAATTACTCCATTAGTGCAGTATGGTTTTGAGATTTACGCCAAAAAGGGATTCCATAAGGCGATTCTTGAGGACCAGAAGCAAAGCGATATTTTCTGGCTTTGTTGGGAATGTATTCGCAGGTCTGGTGAAACCGTACCAATGTTCGGGGAAAAGTTCATTGAAACTTTAGCAAATGTTGAAGTTCTTGATGACGATTCCCCGAACTAGGGCGCGATTCCGTCACCTATCTTATTGCTAAATTAAGCATAAGAATAGGAGTCGCGCCACAATATTTATTAGAATTAGATGAAGTAATGCTAAGGAACTTAATAAAAGTTCTTCAGGACGAAGCAAAGGAGATTAGAGATGCCAACAGAAGTCGTGGGCGCGCTCGCACTTCGTAAGGCATTGAGAGATTATGCTCCTGATTTAGCAACCGAACTTCGTCGTGAAGTTGCTGCTGCATTGAAGCCAGTCGTGGCACGTGCTAGAGGTTTTGCTCCAAGCGACACAAACATCATGAGCGGATGGCAACGTCGTTCATTCTCTGAAGCAAAATTCCCTATGTACGACGCAAACGTTGTGCGCAAAGGAATCAGTTACAAGACAAGCCCTAGCCGTGCTAATAGTCGCGGCTTTACAGCATTGGCAGCAATTGAAAATAAATCTGCTTTAGGTGCAATCATTGAAACTGCTGGCCGCAAGAATCCAGGCGGTCAGCCTTGGGTTGGTCCAAAACTTTATTCAGGGCAAAAACGTTGGTCACACTCAAACAATCCTGGCGCAGGCGCACAGTTTATTAAAAACCTTGGTCCAATCTACGGAGAAAAGAAAACTTCTGGCATTGGTGATAAGCGTGGTCGTTTGATTTATCGTGCTTGGCATGAACAAAACGGCAAAGTTATTGCTGCGTATTTCAAAGCAGTTGAAAATGTCACTGCAAAGTTTAATAAGCGTACTTCAATCGTAGATGTAAAGAGAGCGGCATAGTGGACGTTTCCAAGATAGCGGTTCAAATCGCCTCAGAGTTCACAGGCTCTAAGGCGTTCAAGCAGGCTGAAACTGCTACACAAAAATTAGAACGCCAAGTAAAGAACCTTGGACGTTCGCTTGGCCTTGCACTTGGCACTGCTGCAATTGTCAGATTTGGTAAGCAATCAGTCAAAGCGTTTGCAGAAGATGACAATGCAGCGCGCTCACTTGCAAAGACATTAGAAAACCTTGGATTAAATACTCGCTATGCAGGTTCAGAACTCAATGGCTACATTTCACGCCTTGAACAACAAACAGGCGTTCTCGATGATGAACTTCGTCCTGCAATGGATAGACTGCTTCGTGCTACTGGCTCAATTACAAAGTCACAGGAATTATTAGCACTTGCATTAGATATCTCAGCAGGTACTGGCAAAGATTTAACTGCCGTTTCTCAGGGCTTACAAAAGGCCTACCTAGGCAATAATGCTTCACTTGGTCGTTTAGGTGTAGGACTTACAAAGGCTGAACTTAACAGCAGTTCATTCTTAGATATCCAAACAAAACTTACAACACTTTTTGCTGGTCAGGCTAAAGATGCTGCTGACTCATTCCAGGGTTCTCTTAATAAATTAACCATTGCAAGCAACAACGCTAAAGAAGCAATTGGTAAAGGATTAGTTGAAGCACTAGCCATTCTTGGCGGCGGTGACGGAAGTGTAGATGGAGCAGTCGGAGTTATTGACAAGATGGCTTCAGGTATTGCAGATGGTACAAAGAACATTGCTTACATGATTAAACAGTTTGAGGCATTAAAGCCTGTCATTCTAGGTGTTGGCGCAGTGCTTCTTGTTGCTTTTGCTCCAATTGTTGCAGCAGTTGCAGCCCTTGGTTACATCCTGGCTAAAGGTGGCTCGAATCTAAAGAAGGCTGCTTTTGCTCGCGGTGAATATGCTGGCGGAACTATTAAGCAACCAATGTCCATTGCTGGTCAGACAGAGAACGCGCTTGGCAAGAAGCAACGCTTGGCATTAGAAAAGCAAAATAAAGTTCTTGATACAGGTAACAAACTTAAAGCAATAGATAATGCTGCAACTGCTCGAAAGATTACCCTTACAGGTGACCAATTAGCCCTTCAAGAATTAGAAAAGAAGTTCGATGTAGAACGCGTTGGCTTATTTGCGGCATTGAATCAAGCAACCGATGGCGAAACAAAAATGCGCCTTTTATCTCTTATTGCTATTCATGACCAAAACGCTGCTCTTGCTGGTCAAATTAAAAAATCAGAAGAAACAACGGATGCAATGGAAGCCTTCAGACAAGCAATTTTGGCATCTATTAAAGCGTTGCTTGATAAAGTAAAAGCAGAACTTGCTGCACTTCAAGCCTTAGTCGCAGTTAATAATGGCGGTGGCGCAGGTTCTTCTATATTTAACACTAATGACCCTAATGCTGTTTCAGGCGGCATGCCAGGTGCAATTGCTGATAGTTTTATGAGTGGATTCTCAATATCTGATTGGCGCGCTAAAGAAGGTTTTGTAAGCACAATCAATTACAACATTAATGCCCAGGGCATAGGTGACCAACAAATTGCGTCAGTAGTTCAATCTGCAATTCAAGACCTTAACAGATATGGAAATTCAACAACTTACGCTGGAGCAATCTAGTGGCAGTTCCAACAATTAATGCTGTAATTAACTTTTCCACTGGTCCTGGCTTTGCGCAAGCCATGATTCTTGGCGAAGGTCAATTAGATGTCAATACTTTGGCTGATTCCTCATCCGTTATTGTCGATGTATCAAACCAAGTAGATTCAATCCAGACTGGTCGTGGACGCAACGCTCAGGCTGACCAATTCCAGACAGGTCAATTAACTCTTCGCATTGTTGACCAGAATGGTGATTTTAACCCTCAAAATGTTTCAGGGCCTTATTATGGCCTTCTTAATCCAATGCGTAAGGTTCAGATAACTGCAACATACGGCGGAACAATTTATCCAATCTTTGCAGGTTTTATTACTTCTTATACAACAACAACACCAAAATTCACAGGCGATGTCGTTTATACAACCATCACAGCCGTAGATGCCTTTAGACTTGCGCAAAATGCTCAAATATCAACCGTAACAGGTGCTACTGCTGGACAGTATTCAGGCACTCGCATCAATAAGATTCTTGACCAAATTGGTTGGCCTACATCAATGCGCGATATTGATACAGGACTTACAACTATGCAGGTTGACCCTGGAACGCCTAGAACGGCTTTAGAAGCCATGCAAAAGGTTGAACTATCTGAATACGGAAGCCTATACGTAAATGCTTTAGGCGAATTTGTATTTCAAGATAGAGCCTTTACAACTGGCAGTTTCTCTGGTACTCCAGTTGACTTTAATGACAATGGCACTGGAATCCCTTATTTCAATGCTATCTGGATTCTTAATGATGTTCTTGTGTATAACTCAGCCCAAGTTACTCGCACAGGGGGCACAACTCAGACTGCAATCAATCAGGCATCCATTGACAAATACTTTATTCATTCGTATAACCAACAAGATTTGCTTATGGAAACCGATGCGGTTGCCCTTGATTATGCCAAGGCTTATATTGCATCTAGAGCAGAAACAACCGTTAGGTGTGACGCCGTTGTTCTTGACCTTTATACAGCCAACTATAATGACGGAATTATTGCTGCTTTAAGCCTTGATTTCTTTGACCCAGTGACGGTAACGACCACACAGCCTGGCTCATCTGACCTATCTAAAACTTTTCAGGTGTTTGGGGTAGCCCATCAAATAACCCCTAATTCATGGAAAACAGAGTTCACAACACTAGAACCCATTATTGATGGGTTTATCCTCAATTCGACATTATCAGGTATCCTTGATACCAGTGTTCTAAGTTACTAAGGAGTAAATATGGCAGCAGGACTAGGCTTTAAGACATTCACAACAGGTGAAGTCCTAACAGCAGCAGATACAAATGGATACCTTATGCAGGGCGTTCTTGTCTTTGCTGATGCAACAGCACGTGATGCTGCTATTACTTCTCCGCAAGAAGGACAGTTTGCTTATCTAAAAGATACAAATGTAACAACTTATTACACTGGTTCTGCATGGGCTAATTTAGATACAACTGGCATGACAAACCCAATGACCACAACAGGTGACACAATTTATTCATCTAGTGGTTCAACACCTGCTCGTTTAGGTATTGGCTCATCTGGACAAATTTTAACAGTTTCAGGTGGTGTGCCAACTTGGGCTGCCGCTCCATCTGGTTCATTAAACATCCAACAAATCGCAACAGGAACAATGTCGGGAACATCTTTTAACATTTCAGGATTAACTCAAGATTATATCCAGATAGTTTTTGCTCCTGTAAACTGGAATACTGGTAACGGTCAATTTAGAATTAGGTTAAATGGTGATTCATCTGCAGTTTATGCGCAAGCGTCTGGTTCGCATACAATTCAAACACCCCCAGTTACTTATACAACATTTGGAACAACAAACTCAGAAATTCGTATGCAAGGAAATAACACGGGTATAACTGGAGATACTATTTCGGTATATGTATTAACTTTAACAAATTGTAAAGCATCAGGTTTTACTAATTTTTACTGGACTGCGGGTTTTCAAAACAATATTCCAAGTAACAGTTATGTATCAGGAAGTGGCATCTATAAAACAGCCGCGCAAATTACATCAATTAATGCCACAGTCAGCGGCGGTCAGGCTTTTCAAGGCGCATCTTCTTACACAGTATACGGAGCATAAAAATGAGCGAATTCAAAATTGAACACAATATTGAAACAGGCGAAATTCTGGAAATTCCTTTAACAGATAAAGAATTAAAAGAATTGGAAAAGTTACGCGCTAACGCAGCAAAAGAACAAGAAGTATTTGAAGCAGCAAAGGCAAAAGCCGAAGCAGATAAGGCTGCTCTTTTGGCTCGTCTTGGTTTAACCGAAGATGAACTAAAAACTATTCTCGGATAATGAAGCCATTATTGTGCAAGGCTGGTCAGCAACTTCGTGAACAAATCGATGATGCGTTCCCTGACCGTGACCGTAAATCAGATGGTTGGATTGGTGATTTGAGTCATGCGTCGCGTGCAAGTGACCACAATCCCGATAAGGCTAACGGCTACGTCAGGGCTATTGATGTGGATAAGGACCTCGACTCACGAGCCAGCACAGGTGCTTATCTTGCCGACCAAATACGCATTTGTGCCAAAAAGGACAAGCGAATTTCCTATGTCATCTATGCAGGAAAAATTGCCAGTGCTAAATCATTTTGGCGTTTCAGACCTTATTCTGGCATTAATAGCCACCACGCACATATACATATCAGTTTTACTAAAAAGGGCGATGAGAACGGTTCTTGGTTCGATATCCCGATGTTAGGAATAGGAAATGAAAATGAATAAAAACACAAAGAACGCAATTAAGTCATACCTCAAAGCAGTTGCAGTTTCAGCAATTACTTTAGGCCTTGCGCTAGTTGCTGATATTCGTCCTGAATATGCAGTCCTTGCATCTGCTTTAGTTGCTCCAATCGTCAAGTACCTAGACCCGACCGATGACCAAATTTCATGAGTCCAAACGATTGGGTGGGTGTTGTAGTTGCTGCACTGACCGTTATTGGTTCATTTATTGGTGCAGTCAAATGGTTGGTAAAGCATTATCTAAACGAACTAAAGCCAAATAGCGGTTCATCTATGCGTGACCAAATTACTGCATTAGAAGCGCGTGTTGAAACAATAATCCGTATCTTAGAGAGGTAACAATTCTCTTATGGCAAGAAAAGCAACTAAGAAGTTAACGGATGAAGGTTATTCGAAACTAGACGCATGGGCAATCGGAGTGCATGAGATGTTTCGTGCATTACGCCGTGCAGGCTTCCCAGTTGACCAGGCACTTGCCATTATTGTTGAGAAGAACGCATATCCAGATTGGATATTGCCTAACCCAATTAATCCAAACATTCCTGAGCCTGACTGGTATGACGATGAGGATGAATGAAACGAACTATCGTTTGGCCCGACTTGCAATGTCCTTACGAGGATGCACATGTTGTACGAAATTTTGAATTATTTGCAAAAGCGTTTAAGCACGATTCTGTCGTTACTATCGGAGATGAAATAGATTTACCCCAAATAAGTCGTTGGACAGAAAACACTCCAGGCTGGTACGAACAGACACTAGCCGATGACCGTGACCATACGGTTGACGTGTTATGGCGATTGACTCAATACGCCAAGGAAGCCCATGCCATTCGTTCCAATCATACGGACCGCTTGTATAACGTCATCATGAAGAAGATTCCTGCCTTCCTATCCTTGCCTGAACTCAAATTTGAGAAGTTTATGAAGTTAGATGAACTAGGGATTCAATTCCATAAGGAAGCCTTCCCAATAGCGCGTGGGTGGATAGCAGTCCACGGTGACTTAGGTGGGCTCAATCCTAACCCTGGAATGAGCGCGTTAAACCAAGCCAAAAAGGCAGGCGTTTCAACCATTATGGGCCACACGCATCGTGCTGGCAGGAGTGCCTCTTCTGAGGCCTACAACGGCTCTGTGAGGCGCGTACTCCACGGAGTTGAAGTAGGACACGCAATGAACGTAAAGGCCGCTAAATACGTTTCTATGCCCAATTGGCAGCAAGCCTTCGCCATCGTCACAGAAATAGGCAAAAATGTCCAGGTTGACCTGATTTACGTTGAGAAAGATGGCACATTCCTAGTGCATGGCAAGCGGTATGGGCGGCCTCGCTAGCGACATTTTCCCTGTACGCAGGGATATTGATACTCAAATGGATGATGCAGAATTGTTACCATTTCGTTATCAAAATATGCTTGACTAGCATAAATCCTGTGCAACACTAATGCCATAACCAATCGAACGAATTGGGAAAAGGGGCAACAGATGGGCGCAATGAAGGCAGTTTATATGGATATGGCACAGGACTTTGAAAACCTGAACGAAACATCCATGCAGTTTAAGGGCAATGGCTGGCAAGCACAGGATGGACGTTTCGAAGGTCCAGTCAATTACGACCTGGATTACATCTACTGGTTTGACAATTACGCCAATCTCATGGCGGCACGCACAATTCTCCAGGACTTTGGCAATAGTTATGAAGCAATCTTTGACGATGCTTTAGGCCAATGGTGCTTAATTACTGACTACCAAGCAATGTGCTGGAGCAACTAATGTCACTATTTTGGTGTTTCGTATTTGGAGTGCTTTTCACATCTATCGGTTATTACATGGGCATCGTTATTGGCAAAGAACAAGGCCATCGTGACGGCTATCTTCGAGGTCGTGCAGTATCTAGACAAGAATTCTGGAAGGAATAAATGAAAGCAACTAAGGCCTTAATCGATGCAATCGACATTATGCAAAATCGTGGTGCAATCTACGGTCATCCAAAAATCAATCAAGGTCGGATATCTGCAAGGTTATCCAATCTATTTGATTTCCCAATCACAGACGCACAGGCTTGTCTTGCAATGGTCGATT